GGCGGACGATGTACAGCTCGTCCAGCTCGGATTGCAGAGCTGCCTGGTCAACCATCGTTGAGCTCCCGTGCGAGGTCCGAAAGTGATTTATTTTGGGTGTTATAGCTCGGCAACTGCATGTGCTTGACAGGCTCATCGAGAGAGATTCCGAATCGCTGCTGCAAGACCTGCACCGCCACCATGTTCAGCAAAAAAACATCCCAAGGCTCATTCCGGCGTTTCTCCGCATCCCAGACGTAGCGCTTGACGCCACCGGCCGTCCACTTGGGAACGCGGCGTTCAGCGCAGAACTGCTTGAAGTATTCCTCGTCGAAATCTTCTGAAACCGGCCAGTGGATGTAACCAGGCAACGATTGGCATCGCTTCCATCCTGATGGCGGCTTGATCTGCAACCGCTGATGCACGAGGTTTTTAACTGTGTCGGTCCCGACATTCAGCAGATAGACCTTGTTCTTGTTCGGCTTTCGCGGAATATCGACTATCGGCCGACCGTAGACACTGAGCCCTTTCGCCGGCATCATGTACATTGCGCCAATCTTTCTGCATAGCGCTTCCATCTGCCTAGAGTAGTGACCGCCGTGATCGGGTACGGTCAGGGTCGGACGGACGATTTCTCCGGATCGCTTTCTGAACTGAGTTTCTCGGATGGTCCGTTCAAGGCGATCCCATACGATTGGCTGCGCCAGATCACCCTGAAGAATCTGGTATTTAATATTCCACGATTCTTCTCCAGCACCCCAGCCAACCCAACCAAGCTCGAAACGGTCATCCTGCTGATCAATCCCGAGGGTCAGACAATTGACCTGGTCTGGAATCTCCCAGTCGTAGTGCTCTGGCCTGTTCCGGTGCATCAACTCATGGTCGGCCTTCTCGGTTCCTTCTACCTCGTAGGTCTCAGCTAACACCAGGTTGACGAACGATCGAACATCCTTGTCCTCCGAGTTCTGCACCGCCAGCCACTGTGAAACCAGCTTGCTGAATGGGATCAGTTCACTGACACCCTGCCAAGCCTTGAACCCGACGCTCTCAGGATGCGGGTCTATCCGAGTCCCATCAGCCAAGTAGCAGACACCATCGTCATTTCCGAGGTAGACCGACTTGTCCTCGGTCATCCATATCCCGGTGTCCCAGGTCTGCTGCCGGAACTGCTTGTCCGTTATCTCTTCCTGGCAATCTTCGCACTGCATCGCAGCGCCCGACGACCTTTGTTCAGTAGTGCCTTCGCTCGGGTACTTGATTCCAAATGTCTTGTCCTTACCACCCCACCTGACCTCCTGCGCTGTTCCGCAATTAGGGCAATCAATGTGGTATCGAAGCCGGATATCACAGGCCTGCTCTCCGGATTCGATCTTTGACTTTCCCCTGACCAGTGGAGTACTCCCGAAAATCACTTTGCTGAATGCCGACAACATGACGCGGCCGCGGATAAGATCGCCAGGCTTTCCGTCATCGTCGATCACATCGTCAAAGGCATCGAATTCGTCGGCAGCACCCCACTGCAGCGTCATGCGCCGATAGTTCTTTCCCGACTTTCCGCCTTTGAGGTGCAGTGCAGCGCCGATGAACTGTTTCAGTTCAAGCGTGTTGTGCTTGGACTTCTTCTCGAATGCCGGGAATATTGACCGGATCGCCGGGTTGTCGCGTATTGCCGTATCGATCTCAGTCTTTACGAAGTGGTCCCGATCTCCATCGTTAGGCTGCCAAATGCAGCCGGTCCGCTTTTTGTGCTCAGCGGCCCACTGGCTGTAGGCCATCAGCATCTTGGTGTACCCTACCCGCATTCCCTTCTGGCACCAGATTTCACGGATGTCATCGTTCGACATTGCGTTCATGATGCCGCGCTGGAATGCCAGCGTTTTCCATTTGCCCTCAGTGTCGGAGGATTCCGGCGACAGGTAGAAGTTCTGGTCAGCCCACTCAACAAGCGTTTGTGGAACCGGAACTTCGAACGCCTGCAGACCCCTTCGGATTGCCTTTGTCAGTGGCTCCTGGCAGTCAATCGGATTCAGCAACGAAGTCATCCCAAGCGATCTCGACTTCCTTGGCGCACGCGTTCTGAGCCTTTACGATTTCCGACTTGACGATGTTGATCTCATCAGCCGAAAGCTTCGGCTGGGAGCGCTTCAACTTCGCCGGCAATGTCCCGAGGATTGCAGTAACTTGGCCGGCAACGCTACCGAGAGCCCAGACCACCATTTCGACCGGCGCAAGCTCCCGCCTCATTTGCGCGTTCTTCAGCCGCTGGCCTTCCGCCCTCTCCCTGGTCCAGGTCAGTTCGGCCTTTTCCTTCTCGATGAATATCTGGCCGACATCCAGACCGTCTGCGTCAGTGGGTAGCAACTTTTCCAGCTTGCGGCGCTCCTGCTCCCGGGCCCGCTTGTCGACAAACTCCATAACGTCGCCAACGGAGTAGAATGCCTCGCCGTACTTGTGCCGGCGGGCAACCGGTTGTACCTCCCACTTGTCAAAAGCCTGGACGCTGATCTTCAGCTGCTTCGCCATTTGCTTCTTATTCAGCCAGCCCGGTTCGACCTTGAACTTCTCGGTGGCTGCTGGCTTTGCGACCGTTTTCTTATTCGCTGCTCTCTTCTTGACGACCTTCTTTTTACCGGCCATCTGTAAGCCCTTGATTTAACTCAGCAGCAGCAACAACCAACCCCACAAAAAAGCCTCATAAATAGTGAGAAATCGCGCCTCACAGCACCCGCGTCGCACGACCGTCGCGGAAGGACCCGCGGCCCCGGTCGGCCCGGCCCGGGTCGGTCACCCGTCCATCATCCGGCGGAGGGCGCTGAGCACGGCAGCGCCGGTGCCCGCGATAGATACCAGGGCGAGGATGATCCATGCTGCTACCTTCACATTGCTGTCCATCATCTTCCAGGCCAGCTTGTTGCCGTTGATGGCTGTCAGGAGCGAGTCGAACCCCTCGCGCTGTTCCTTTCGGATGGCGTTGAGCTCGGCTGTCTGCCGCTGCTCGAGCGCGCGGAACTCTACCCATTGCGCAGCCTGTTGCCGATCGATGCCCTCCAGCCGCGCGGCCAAGGTCGCCTGATCGCGCTCGAGTTTTCTGATTCGCTCAGCGTCCTCGATCATCGTGCCCTGTCCTGCTGTATGCGGATCCACTGCCGATCGATGTTGCATCGCTGTATCAGATTCTCGAGGCTATCGATCTGCTCGACCAGCTCCCCGTTGATCATCTGACCCGCCGGCAGCTGAGGGAGATCGATGTGTGAGATGCGCTCAATCGGAATCGGGATCAGCACCGGCACTCCTACCTCGACCAGCTGCGTCCGCGTCTGCCCTGGACTCTCGCACGCTGCTATCGATAGCAGCGCACACAAGGCCAGTGCGCCACGTAATGCAGTCTTGGTCGGTCGCATAGATTACCTCTCGTTCCCGTTGCCGGTCGATGATGCGGGCCTGCAGTTGCTCGCGCTGTCGCTCCCACTCCGTCTGCGCCTGCTCTTGCGCCTGTCGATCGAGCTCACGCTGTCTGACCTCTGAGGCCAGCCGGCGTGCGAGCTCGACGTTCGCGCTTGCGTTGGCCTCGGCTGTCCGGCTGACCTCATCGCAAGCGCCAACCTGCTGCTGCAGCGACTGCATTTGCAGCGTCGCCCATGCCGCCCACCCGGCCGCGCCGATCAGCAGGCCGACCAGCATGAACAGTGTGCGGCCGGTCACCAGCTTTGCGGCCAGTCCGGCTAGTCGAGCGTACATGTGATCTCCCCGTACCATCTGCGGATCAGGTCGGCGTACTGGATCGGCTCCGCCGTGGCGGCATCCAGATTATCGGGCCTCGCGCCGTGCAAAAAAAATGTACGATACCTATTGACAAAGCACGCAATGCGTGTATACTAGGAACTGTGGATAGGCAATCCACATCCCGCGCCTCGGGGTTTCAGGGGCTGGAGAAAAAAATGAACGTACTGAAGCAGACAAATGGAAATTTCGTCAAGGCCGAGCTGAAGAACGGAAAGCTCCGCGCCAAAGTGACTGCAGGACTTTGCGCAGTGGGCGACACCATCAGCCTGAAGCGCTACGACACCCAGACCCACGAGTACATCGTCGAATCGTTCCGCGTCACGGGGCTGGGTGCGACCTGGACAGATCGCGGATACATCATCGATGAAGAAGACTCGCGCTCGTTCGGCGGTCAGGGTGAGCGCACCGTGGTCCAGGGTCAGGGACAGGTACATTACGCATATCTTGAGATTGTCGCATGAACAACAATCACCCAAACCGCAGCCGCCGGGACATCCCGGCGGCAACCCCTCGCCCAGAGAAAATCCGGGCAGCGCGAGCCGCCTTCGGTCACACGCAAACGCAAGCAGCGCAAAGCATCTACTGCACGCTGCGCGCGTGGCAACGGTGGGAGGCTGGGGACCGCTGTATGCACCCGGCAATGTTCGAGCTATACTTGCTCAAGGCTGAGCGGTAGGCCTCGATCTGATGTGGAAGTAGTACAACACCACAGCATCCAGCATCGCCAGCACCGCGAGAAGGAACGTGACGCTCTGTGCGGTCAGGTCTAGCAGGTGGTACAAGCCGACGCCTACCGCTGCGGTCTTGAGTGCCAGCACCCAAAACAGGACCAGCCTGCGGATTAGCTGGTGGTGCTCAGCTAGGTCTCGAATGTCCACGTCAGTACAGCCAGATGACTTCCTGCGCCTTCGTCTCGTCCGTGTCGACATGGACAAAATCCGAACCGATCCCTATCCGTTGTGCGCCACAGATCAGCAGCGAGTCCAAGATCAGGTATCGCTCGCGTGAGGAGCCAGCAGAAATGTCCACTGCGCAGCCAGTCAGGTGCGCGCTTGATTCGACGCCTCCGACCTCGCGGTTACGGTCTGGGGTGCGAATTCCAGATGTGATCGAGAATGGAATACCGGCCATCGTGCGGGCATCGTCCAGCAATTGCACCAGCGCCGGGTCAGGCTCCACGCCATCGGCCTCGCCGAATTCCTCACGCCGAAAGTGCCGGACGCGGGACCAGTCGATCCCCTTCACCTTCTCGACCTCTGCCCATCGCCTACGATCAGCGGCCACACCTGATCAGTGCGCAGGCAGCCGCCGGACCACAGTCCAGACGTGCCCAGAGGCGCGCCGCCATCATCGACGCAGCGGCCTGACACGATCGCCAGCCAGCTGATGCGGATCGCGCCGTCCATAGGCTCGATCAGCACATCGCCAA